TACAGATAGGTTTGACTGGAGTTATTACAGACGATGCTTCAACTAATGATGCAGGTAAGGGTGCTGTTGCAGAAATAGATTTTGGGTTTTTGAAGGAATTAAATGATGAAGTAAGTAATACTATGTTCATTACTTCTTTCTTACCATTTGTTTGGGGGTGTGGAGAGCCTAATGTTTGGAGAGGTAGGTACACAGATTCTAGTCAATTAGGTAGGGTAGCCTCACCAACAATTACTAGAAGTTCATCATTGCATCGGAAGCGCTTTCACTTACCGTTGACGCAATGGAAACCTCAAACCACAGGTGGTACTATCGGTGCTTCTTCTATACCAGTTGCTGGTATGGCCTTGTGGCTAGATGCGACTTCTTTCAGTGGTTCTAGTGATGGAGACCAAGTAAGTACTTGGGTCAACAAAGCCCCTTCTTCTGAGGTTCACGTGCCCTCAAGCAATTCCAATTTATTCGTTACTCCTTCGTTTGTTAATAGCGATAGTGCTCCTACCAAGCCTACTATTGCTCTAAACTATGCCAATGGTCTACCAGTTGTTGGATTTGACGGTGGTGACTATCTTGATATGAGTGTATCAGGTATGACACAAGGGACACAAAAATGTGCTCATCAATTAAAAAATCAAACTGTATTTGCGGTTATGAATATGGAGTATACCATGGGCTTAGGAGATATAATCATAGATAACGGTTCTCAAACTGCAACTCCTTTCCAATCTAGTGGATGGGTTTTACAACGCAGTAATACGTCTAGTGTGGGTGGTGAAACACACATGGGATACACATACTATACTCAAAAAGGAGATGGTGGTGATGCTGATGCAGTTACAGGTAGAGACGATTCTAGTTTTGGTCACAAGAGTGTTTTCAAAGAGATGCCGAATGGCTCAGAACTTGGTGTGTTTGGGTTTAGACTAGAGTCGGTCGGTGACCACGATGCAAAGATTGTAGCATTTAAACAAAACTCTGGTAATAGAGATGAAAAGACTAGTGTAGGAGGTATTAATGATGGTGATAGAGAAATCAATGATGTGCCTGTAGCCAGTGTTATTGAGATTACTAATTATGCTAATCTTAGCGCTGGTGATGTAATCACAGTAATAGTTAGTGGTTCTACAAAAACATTTACAGGCGGTTCACAAGATACAGGTGCTGGTACATGGGCAGCAGAAACTAGTAACAATCAAACTGCTAGTAACATAGCGGCAGTTATCAACGCAAATTCTGATTTATTGGCCACCGCATCTGGGGCCTTTGTTACAATAGAGCCCACTAGCACTGATACAAATAAAAATACAAGTGGTAAAGTTATCACTGAAGTATCTTTGACAGAAGCAGGCGCATCTGGTATGTCTGTAGTTCGTCACAAAGTAACAAGGATAGGTGGAGAATCTGTTGCAGGTGGTATCGCTGCATCTACAAGTGGAGACTTTGCTCCTAAGTTTCATGGGAAGTTAGCAGAGTTAATTATCTACCCTAGGGCACTGACTGATTCAGAAGTTCATGAAGTAGAAGCATACCTGTTGAATAAATGGGGTATAAGCCCAAGTGTTGATAGTGAAAACTCATTGATGGATGTTGCAGGCACCGCTCCAACAGTAGGCAACCATACACTTCGTTTTGTTTTCGATGCCAGTAAGAAAGCCACCCACTATGAACCAAATGGATATGTTTTGAAATCAGTTTGCACACCACTAGAGATAACAGGTATAGCCAGCCAAACAACTAGTACTAAGGTTCTGAACGTAACTGGTTATGGTTCTGGTACTTATGACGGACCATACAAAGTATTCACTGAAACTGACCCTGCTGAACCATACGTTCTTGTGGCGTCCAAAAGTCAGTTTGATTTAGTTTCTGACTTTACTGCTTTTGGTAATTACGATTTGCCTAATTTGAGAATGTTAGGAAAATTGCAAAGTTGGACAAACACCACAATTACCGTGGATAGTTCTGATTGGCAAAGTTTGAATAATACTGGTTTTGAAAATTATCCAACTACTTTTGATAGCACTTACAAATACATATGGATTCTAAGAGAAAGTGAGTATTCTTATCGTACTAAGTTTAAACCTAAAATTAGTGCTGAATTAGAAGACTCATCAGAAGTAGACGATTTTGTATTCCAAGGTTATGATGTGTGGTGTGATAGCCTACGCAGCGGCGGCTCAAGAAGTTTACAAAATAATACAACTCCTGTTGTAGCCATCCCAATATATGATTTGATGAATCCGGGACCAGTTTATGACGCTAATACTGGCATTGGTTCTTTCAAGGGTGCTACGAACCCCATAGAATATATGGCTCGCAAAGTGGCTGACGCAATAACTTTGTCTGGTGAAACAGATACTGCTAATGAATTTTATTTTAATACTGCTAAGATTAGTAACAATCCTGTTAGTGACAAATTTGTGAATTTAGGCAGAACAGTGAGTTCATTTGATTCTGCTACTAGAACAATTACTACGAACAGTGTAACTGTAAGTTTCAAAGATTTATTTCAAAAAGGTAGTCAAGTGTATGCAGGTGATACTTTTGTGGGGGTAGCAGAATCTATAACAGCCACACAGATTGTGCTCAACGTTACTACCAATACACCAGAGGTAGGTGCCACACTTTTTACTCCAGAGGTAACCTTAGACAAGGCGTTTTCTACTGAGGTAAGAGGTACTGGTAGAGTAATTATTACTCAAAAAACAGTAGGCAAATTGACTCCCGGGTCA